CCACAACGGCTGTGGTGAGAATACCGGCTTTTCTTACAAACATACGCTCTTTTCCTTATTTTTTAGTTAGATTCTGTACCACACAACCGAGTCCCTGCGGACCGAGTTTCATATTTATGATCGCTTTGCCGTCGATGATCTCGGTTTGAGCTTTGACCAACGACCATGGAATCTGCTGACGAACAACTTCGACCATCAATTGCAGTACATCCATGTCAGGCGGTCCTGCAAAACCGCGATGGCTCGCCAACTCGACCATCCACCGCGCCCTCTTGATGCGACTGGAATCAATCTCCTCAGCCTTCCACGTTATGGCAAGAGCCACCTCGACAATCAGTTTCTTACTCTTCAGACCGAGCTGAGCGCAACGAATAGCCGTCTGCACAACGAGGTGCGGATTCACGCCAAGGATATGCGCAAACCACAGAAGCCAGTCACCGCGATGGCAACCATCCCACGCATCTTCGAACGTGGAGTATTGCTCTATCCACGCGAGCGCAGGCTTGCAGGCTTCTGCTCCACGGAGTGCATCAACGAGGCTCATGTAAGGACGATCTGTGCGAGTTGTTGGATGGCGAGGCGCTGCACGTGCGTCGTGCCCATAACATCAGTCATGTAATAGGTGACTGTTACGTCGTCACCTACGACAAGATCGACAAGAGCTGTGACGCTAACGTAACGACTCGCTGCGGCGTTGTCCCTGTCGTCGTTGCCCGAACCGACTACCACACCGCCGACTTTTATCTCTACGATGAGTGTGGAGTTTGCGTCTGCCTGCTCACCTGAGCAATTGCACACAAGCAGATACCGACCCGCCTTGCCGGCCGGGACCTTGTAGGTTTTGTTGTCGACCTGCTTCCAGCCGTCGGGATCATTTTCATTGCCAGAGGCGAAAACCAGATCGTTGTTGCCGGCGGTGAATCCCCCAGCCGTTTCGTTGTCGAGCACTGACGACAAGACAACGCTGACACTCGCGCCGTCCTCGACGAAACTGCCACCAAATCCTCTTCCAGTAGTCATGGATCACACATTTGGCGAAAGGTGGACGTTAAGGGAGAACCCAGTGCCTGTTGGGGTCAGCAGCTGGAAATAAACCCGCTTGAACCTGGCCAGGAACTGGAAAACTTCGGACACACAAATCGTGGTGGTGCCCGAATGCATCACTCCACCATTAATCAATCCGATACTCTGCCAGCCATTACCGGTGTAGCCCCACACCTCAGCGAAGAAGGTCAGAGCACCCGTCCCTGTGGCACGCATGTCCCAAGTCCAATGGCGGGGGAGATACTGGAAAGGCCAATTCTCCTCAGCACGAAGCTCGATACCCTCTGAGCTTGTGGTTGGAGCAGCCATGGCTCCCGTTTGAGCACCCAGAACTACTCTTGGATCAGCTAGAGCCATCCACCCTGGCAGACCACGACTATTTTCATTAAGCATCAACTCCATGACATTCTCCTAGTTGCAGTATTGCCGACGGGCTATCTTACGCATCCAGTTGCCCAGAGCAGTGCCATTGCCATTGCCAATCCAATGGAGATACACACGAAAAGAAGCGTGTTTTCGATTTTCTGACGCATTATTCCTCACCCCCGGGTGGTTTGGGCGGGAATTCGCCAGGTTGAGGTGGTTGTGGGCCACCAGGCGGGTTGAAGTTGGGCTCCTGCTTCGCAGCCTTCTTGATTTCTTTCTCAATGAGCTTCATGTCCGCTTCTGGGTCGAAATCCTCACCAAGAACACCCCGGCGAATCAACTCTTGCACAAACGCCTTCTTGGAAATGGCCTTGCTCTTCACCGCCGCGAGAAGTGCATCCAAATCGACCTTCTCGAATTTCTCAGGGCCGAAATCGGTGATGATTGCTAACATTCCAATCTCTGCATCCTCGAGTTTCAGCCAAGCGGCCGTGTAGCGAAGAGCCGTTTCCATGGCGTCGTTGAAGCGAATTGTCATGTCCTGCAGAGGCGAAGTTGACTCTGCACTGTCCAAGGTGCGGGCCGTGGCGGTCAGGTTTCCCGGCTTTCTTTTCAGGAATTCAGCCCCATATTGGGCCATCTGCTCCTCAAGATCAGCCAAATCCATGCGGCCAGCCTCGATCGCCTTACCCTCGTGCTCCACATAGTAGAACTTGCCGGACGGATCCGGAGAGTGGAGCCAGTGCCCTGGGCCAATGACAATGTTATCTTCGTTCAATGCCCCACTGGCGGCCATAATGGGGAATCTAGCCACCGTCAGGATGGCAGTCTGGTCAGAAGTCGACTGCCAGTGCCGTATATTAAGGTTAACAAGGTCTAAAAGAGGCGGCTTCGCCAACATAAACCCTTGTTCATCGGTGTAGAACGTCACAAGCGGAATGAAATCGAGTCCAATATCGAACTCATCAATGACTCTCCACTCTTTTTTCCTGCTTCGCTTGGTTTTCGGGACGAGTTCCCACAGTTGGATGTGTCCTGGGGTCTGAACCCGAATCCTCTCCTTGAAGGTGGTGAGAAATCCGTTCTTCTCCTCAATGGTCTCGAGAATTCGGATCTCCGTGAGAACCCATTTCCCCTGGATTCGCACCGCATTTGCAGAAATCAGGTTCTCTGCGGGGACATCCACCCAGTAGGGGCGCAAATTCTCCTTCTGATCGTCCTCGAGGGTGCGAGGGAGCCCGTCCTTCTTCTCCCCAACCACAGGGAAATCGATAAGGACATGGTGCAGACCCTTCGCCACTCCACCCTGGAACCATTTCCTGGCAAAAACAGAAACATTGTTGCCCTCGAGATCGATGTCGTCGAGGAACGGCTCCAGCTGCGAATGGATATCCACCCGTTTCACTGGCTCGCTGAACGGTCGGCCCACCCACGCCGCCAGCGTCAACTCTGTTTGGTTGAACAGAGTATTGACCGCCAACCTGTTTGCCCAGGCATTGTCGGACTCCTCCGGATGCTGTGGGAGATGTTGCGCGCCAACCCCGCGCATTCTTTCGGTGCCGCCCAGGACGTCGTTGATCTTATTCCACCAGGGAGACTGAAGCTCGTACTGGAGACTAAGATTCGAAGGATCTTTGGGATCGGGTTTGGTCACATGAACCTACCATGTCGAATGACTCGGGTCTTGGCACGACAGCGATACCGCACTTCGTCCCCGATGTGGTCCTCTGCCTCGGTGTCAACATCGTCTGGGTCACGATCGTCTCGGGGTAGAACTGGAACAGTTCGAATGAACTGCTGACACTTAGCAAAGATGAACATGCCAGGCTTTTCGCGGTAGCCATCTTCAGCCGGCACAGCATGCTTCAGATGCTTTCGGATCTGCTCCCAACCATGCTTTCGAGATCCGGAAGCCTTGTCAGCGGCTTCCCAGCGAACGCCCTCTCCTTCCATGTCCCCAGCTACGGACTTTTCTCCTTCATAGCGGTCGAAAATGGAAGCATCGGCAGGTCCTGGACGAACTCTTCCAATGCGGGAAGGGAACATCCGCTTTTCGCGATCAAGGATTCCCTTTGCAATGTCCCCCGACAACATCCTAACACCCTCGTTAGGTTCGCCAGTCCAACCATACCACTCATCGATACGATAGATGTCTCCCTTGACGGTACCGTACAGTCGACCTTCCCACTCAACTGGTTCCCCATTACTCTGGGCCCACCAGCCAACACTGAATGGCCGCGATTGGCCGTGGTCATAAGCTCGGTCCACCTTCCAGTCCCGGGGCAGATGCTCCAACGGGAACCCTGGGACGATGTGCACCTTGGGATTCCAAAGGTCATCAAACATGCCACCCGAGACGATGTCCCAACTTCCATACAGCCAGGCCTTTCTCTCGTTTGGATTTCTGGCAGCCGCTGCAATCCTCAGTCGATAGTTGGGATCCGCGGCGAGTAGAATCAGGTTTTCACGAATGTCGCTGTGGATAGAAACTCGATCCAGTGCAAACTCTTCGCTCGCATCAAGCTTGTTGGGATCCCCAATTGGCGGGAGGACGTTACCAATCAACCTCTCCGGATAGGGAAGTTGCCATCTCGCCTTCACCCAGTTGTGGCCCACGCCAGCTGGGTTGCACGTCGACCTCACCTGTCGAGGAATCCCCTCCTCGGTTGACCTCAAACAAGACAGCATCGCTCGGTAGCACGAGGGATCCGGCCAGTTCGTCAATTCTTCCCAGCCGATCCATGTCAGCCCCCAGCCATGGTAGTTCCAATAATCCTCTCGGTCGTTCATGTGGCGGAGATAGAGCTTTTCTCCGTCGGGCCACTCCCAAAAGTGGTCGGCCTTGTTATAGTTGGCCCGTGGAAAGATTCGCTTGAACCACTTGTTCGCTTTGTTGATGACGTCTGTCAATTGCGGATAGCTGCGTCGAAACACAACACCCAACCATTCCTGACCGAACCCCTTCCCACACTCCTGGGCGAAGCTCATGATCAGCACGTCTGTCTTCCCACCACCCCGCGTCCCTTCCAGCAGCACCTCGCTCACCGGGCACGCAAGAAACGCCTGCTGGCTCCCGGGTTGAGGAGCCCACTCTACCATCCGAACCTCGCCCCCTCCAACATGGACCCCCAGCTTGAGCTCCCCCTTCTCGTTGGTGACCGGCTCGATCTTGTAGTTGGTCAGTTCGTCCCTGTACCGAGTATTCGGCGGGGCGTGAACACCAGCGTCGATGTAGGGTCGGTCGCCCATTAGTCCCCACCCTTGCTCTCATCGTCTTCCCAACCCGAACCATCAGAATGGGCCACTTCGACGATGATCAATTGCTGAAACAGAAATGCTCGCTCGGCCGCGGACAATTCACCCACCGTCCAGGCTTCCCACTCTTTTAGGCCCTCTTCTTCTGGGTATTGAATGATATGGATGCCTGCTTTGGCTCCCCTTGAGATCGCTTCATCCAGGAACGAATGCAAATCCTCAATGCGCTCCCCGCCGATGGAGGTGAGGCTCTTTTTGGCCATCAGTCCAGCTCCATCATCAGCGTCCGCATTGTCACCTTGGTATTGTACGGGGCGAGTCGCTTCTTGAGCTTCGCCATCGAGTCCCGCACGACCTGGGCCGCGATCTCGTCGATGTTGGCTGGGATTGTAAGGTGAGCGAACGGACCTGGCCCCGGAGCGGCCGGGGTCGTCCACAGTGGGGAATCGGCTGACTGGCAGTCAGCTTTGCCTTTATTCGTCGGTGTCTGGCTCATCGGTGACGTCTTCCTCTGCAGCTGAACCCAGCGACTCGGAAACAGAGTCAGCGTTATCGGATGACGTCACGTCGATCACTTTATCGTTGTTATCGAGGGCTGGGATTCCTCCCGCCCCTCCATCGCCCAGGGCAAACTCGTCCTCAGGCGTCGGGAGATTCATGCCCCCGAATTGCTCCTGCCACTTCTCCACGGACATGATGACTCCAGGCACGACTAATACCCCAATCGATACCTGATGGGTGACATCGACCTTGTCCCTGTACTTGACAATGTGCGACTTGAGGTACAGCTCGAGGAGCCGATCGGAGTACCGCTTCTGCGTGTCCGTCTGCTTCCCCTGATAGAAGACAGGCACTTCGATGCCCTCGACAGCCCGTTCCAATCCTGCTGCTTCGAGCTTGGCACAGAACTCGTCGTAGGCTGCGTCGAACAGCTCCTTGAACTCGACGTGGGTGTCCCTGTACGACCCGATGGTCGGCGTGCTGACTCCAGCCGCCTTGGCCGACGCGGAGATGTTCCCCGTCCTGGCGTATGCCTCGAGAAATGCAACCTGGATGGAGACATCGTCAAGCTTGTACCTGCGACCCGGGAGTCCCTGCTTGTCTGCCTGCCCCACACCAACACGACCCGCGTCCGTCCGAGAGAGCGCCACTTCCGCCCTGCTGTTGCTGTTGACGAAGTCGTTTCCGCAGTTTGGACATATTGGCATTAGATGCTGACTGTTAGTCTGCCACGGATCTACCCTGCTCACCAGTCATGCCACCGACTAACAGTCTGACTAACAGTCAGACTAAGGGTCGGAGATCATGCCTGCTCGGCAAGCATACCTTAAGA